ACTTGAATTATGTTGGGCTGATAACCATAGCAGACAATGAACATGAATAATATGCCACTAGAATCGATTTTAAGGCACTTTAGAGACGTTTTTTTTGGGTTTACTTGATACCCTACATTGAAATAAAATAATCGCTTAAAAGTGGTTTAATTTTAGGCAATAAAAAACCCACCGAAGTGGGTTGTAAGTAAGTGTTTACTAATTTAATTAAATGATCGCATTCTGACAAAATAAGGCGCATAAAAACTGCGGTCTTCATTTCGACCCCTGCCGCTCATGTCGATCACTGACAAAACGACTTGACTAAAGCAATATTTTTGCGCTGTTTCTTTTTTTATATGACCAGCAAATACTCGCATTTTTGAGCCGTTTGGGGTATTTGAAAAACAATATGATTTTTTGATATAACTCATTTTGAAACCTTTCGAAGGATGATTTTTAAGAGTAGGGCAATGGCGGCATAAAGCATGTTTAAACACTTTCAATGTTGGCGATAAACAATGGAATCATCGGTTTCACCGATTAAAACCCCCTCATCTGCCAAATAGTCCAGAACCTTTGACTTATGGTCTTGTGACTCATCGTCAAGGGTTTTATCGTGAAGCAAATAATCGTTGGCTATTTCTTGCCATGTGGCCTCTGCGAACTCGCAACAAATAGCGATAACATCTAACTCGAATTCCTCGCCATCTTGTTCACAATCTTCAAAGTAATCAAATAAGACGGCTAAACCCTCATAAGTAAAATTATCGGGTCTTAATTGTGAAAATGCGGTTCTAAAATCGTGAATTGATACAGTTGTTTTCATGTTTACACCTATAAGAAAATTAAACTATGCTAAACATAGCCCCTGCGAATTGCAGGCCATAAACCCCTCTTTTGAAGGGTTTACAGTCTGAAATTAAGCCTCTACTGGTTGATTTTCTACTGGTTTTACAGTAGGTCTATTGCACCATGCAGGGATATTAGGGTTTATACAGTTGTCACGCATGGGCATGATGATTCCAATAAATAAATCGGTGCAGTCCAAGGCAACTAACCCGCTATCGTTGCCTCTTTGTTTAAAAGATACTGCTACACCATTTGGATTTTTATTGCCCGATAAATCCGCCGCACAATCGTGAAATGCCATAACATAATTAGGATTGTATGTGCTTGGTGCAATTTGGGAATCATCTAGGTTTTTTGGCATTACTTGGTCGCATTTGGGGAAATTACCCTCTAACACCCCAAATGTATAAGTAGTGCTATCCATGCCAATAACTGTAATTTTTGCCCCGTCTACTGTAAAGAATAGGGTTTCCTCACCTTTTTTACCCGTTGCCGCTAATGTCTTAATTGCATCATTAGGGATAATGACACTACATTGTGTCTCGCATGGTGTTTCATCTATCAATAATCGGCCTAATATATGACCATTTGTAGCCTCTAAGTAAGTACCCCGATTATTTTGCACTACATGGATACCCTGCAAATAATAACGTATATCTTTAATTGCAGAAAATCTAGATAATGCTTTTAATTGTTTGCGTTGAATTGTGAATTTCATTTTTTACACCTTTTAAACCCTGCAAAAGTACAGGCCAAAGGGTACGTTATACCCTTCAGTCTAAACTCTTTCAGTTGTAAATAGTTAAAATGATGCCAAGTGCAAGCGAAGCCAGCAGGCAAGCCAAAAGAGTGATTTTATCGGTTTTATCCATGATGTTTAAACGCCTATTTAGTTGATTGATTGATACTGATTATTGTTAACCAGTACAGATAATATAACGTCACTACTATTTAAAAGATACTAGGATAAACCCTATGTTTTCCCATTATTTATACTATGATAAACCCTAGTAGATTAAAGTATTAAGTAATTGATTAAATAATTTATATATCTAAAAGTAATAAGGACTATAGATAAGGGTGCATCAATCATATATAGACTCAAATGCGAATGATTCTCATTTGCAATAACCTACTGTTGCATAAATACAACTGTATATTCTTACAGTAGTAGTAACCCTATGAGTGTTAACCCTGTCAGGGTAAACCCTATGAGGGTAAACCATTAAGGGTTTGTATGGGGGGAGGGGGTGGTCAAGGCGTGAAATATTTGTGGGAGCCTCCTACCCACACGAGAAGGTAAAATTAGACTTTTACCCAAACAAGCCAATCCTGATTTAGAAAAGAAGATGAAACTGGTGTTTCAGACAGATGTAAGACATTACCCGTATGTGGGTGTATCTCAAAAAAGAGATGAGCCTCTTGTTTATCCCCTAAGATTAGGGTAACTCGTTAGAGTTCTAAGTTACTATTAGTTTGTCAGACTAAGAGTTCAGACTACTTTGCCCCGTTTGTTTGTTAACTACTAGAGACTCGTCTGATTCACTACGTTTATCCCAATTGGTCGGCTCTACCGCATGGAGGGGTGGGTGATGCCCCCAGTTGTTTAATATTATAGGGGTTTACCATTATTGTCAAACAATGTATATTACGTCTACTTCCCTATTGGATAAAAGTATGAACGCCTACGATGCACTCCCTGAAAAAATAAAGAAAAAAAGTGGTAGACCAAAGGGTTCTGTTGACTTCAATAAGATGACGATGAGTAAACTGGCAAACCATCCTATCGTCTCTTTACCCAAGACTGAGATACAAAGAGTCAGAGAACTGAAAGACCTTTTGTTAAATAGCGCAGGTAGTGGAGTGGTTCAAAAGGCAGTTGACATTGCCTTGAATGACGAACACCCCTCTCAGATGGCGGCAATCAAACTCTGTATGGATAGGATGCTTCCCGTTTCACTATTTGAAAAAGAAGGTAAACAGAGAAATGCCGTGACTATTAATATTACTGGGATAGGTGGCTCACCCATTGAGCCTGTCATTGTTGATGAAGTAGAAGATGTAGAGGATAAGAATGTCTGATTTAAACTTCTCACTCCTTCCTTGGCAACAAGAAGTCTTTGCTGATAACACAAGGTTTAAAGTGGTTGCCGCAGGGCGTAGATGCGGTAAATCAAGGTTAGCGGCTACTGCACTCATCATTGAGGCACTTAAATGCCCTGCTGGTTCTGCCGTTCTCTATGTTGCTCCTACCAATGGTCAGGCTCGACAGATTATTTGGGATGTATTGCTCGACATTGGGCGAGATGTGATTCAGTCTAGCCATATCAATAACATGGATATAACGACAATCAATGGGGCTAAAATCTATGTCAGGGGTGCTGATAGACCCGATACCCTTCGTGGTGTGTCCCTAACCTATGCGGTTTTGGATGAGGTAGCAGACATTAAACCTGAAGCATGGGAACAGGTAATTCGTGCTTCATTGTCCGACAAAAAAGGTCGGGCATTATTTATTGGGACTCCAAAAGGGAGAAACTGGTTTTATGACCTGTTTAAATTGGGTCAGACAGAAGAAGATGATGATTGGAAAAGTTGGCACTTTACAACAAAGGATAATCCCCTGATTGACCCAACTGAGATAGATGGGGCAAAGAAAACCTTGAGTTCCTTTGCGTTTAAGCAAGAGTATATGGCTTCCTTTGATAACGCAGGGAGCAACATCTTTAAAGAAGAATGGATTAAATATGGCGAAGAACCTGAACACGGCAGTTACTTTATTGCAATCGACTTGGCTGGCTTTGAAGAAGTGGCTAAACAAGCGGCTAACTCGAAGAAAAGACTAGATGAGTCTGCCATTGCTGTGGTTAAGGTCACAGAGGATGGCAAATGGTTTATCAAAGAGATTGTGCATGGGCGGTGGGATATTCGGGAGACTGCCGCCAAGATACTGATGAAGATGCGAGATTACCGCCCAATTAGTATAGGAATTGAGCGTGGAGCGTTAAAAAACGCAGTTTTACCATATTTATCTGACCTAATGCGTAAAAATAATGTATATTCGCATATAGTTGACTTGACTCATGGCAATAGGAAGAAGGCTGACCGAATCATTTGGTCACTTCAAGGGCGGTTTGAACACGGGCGTATTGTGTTGAATAAAGAAGAAGACTTTGATGACTTCAAAGACCAACTTCTAATGTTCCCCTCACAAGGCGTACACGATGATTTGCCCGATGCCCTGTCCTACATAGACCAGTTAGCCGTCACTTCTTACTACGAAGGTGAAGAAGATGAAGATTGGCAACCAATGGACATAATTAGTGGGGTTTAAATGGCTACCAAAAAAGAACCGAAACTAGAACAAAACGAGTTTTACGAACCAACTGATGCTGACAAAGACTTAGTTCAGTTTGTTGTTGACCATTGCGACAGATGGCGTGAATATCGTGACTCTAACTACCTACCCGATTGGGAGGAATATGAGCGTATCTTTCGTGGTCAATGGGCTGAAGAAGACAAATCTAGGGAGTCTGAGCGTTCACGCATCGTAACCCCTGCCACACAACAGGCAGTTGAGACTCGTCATGCTGAAATTATGGAAGCCATCTTTGGACAAGGTGACTTCTTTGACATTGAAGACAATATCCAAGATGTAAATGGAACTCCTATTGATGTGGGTATGCTTAAAAAGCAACTCATGGAAGACTTCAAGAAAGACAAGATTAGAAAGTCTATTGACCAAATTGAATTGATGGCTGAAATCTACGGAACAGGCATTGGAGAAGTTGTTGTTAATACTGAGAAAGAGTATGTCCCTGCAACTCAACCGATTGCTGGTCAACAAGGACAAGCCGCTATCGGTGTAATGGAAAGAGATAGGATTTCTGTCAAGATTAATCCCATTAATCCTAAGAATTTCATATTTGACCCTAATGGGACAAGTATTGAAGACTGTATGGGCGTGGCTATCGAAACTTTTGTATCAATCCACAAGGTTGTGGCTGGCATTGAGTCAGGAATGTATCGCAAGGTTGATATTGGCTCGACTCCTGATGACGAAGATTTAGAAGCAACCCAAGAGATTAGTCAGTTTAAAGACCAAAAAGTTAAACTAATGAAGTATTTTGGGCTTGTCCCCCGTGAATACTTGGACAACCTAGAAGACAACAAAGATGTTGCCGACTTATTCCCCGAAGATTCACAAGCAGATGACTATTCTGACCTTGTAGAGGCAATTATTGTCATTGGTAACGACAATCTGTTACTCAAGGCTGAAGAAAATCCTTACATGATGAAGGATAGACCGATTCTGTCCTATCAAGATGATACTGTTCCTAATAGACTGCTTGGCAGAGGCACAGTTGAGAAAGCATACAATATGCAAAAGGCTATGGATGCTCAAATTCGTAGTCATTTAGATTCTCTTGCGTTGACCACTTCACCTATGATTGCAATGGATGCGACAAGGCTCCCAAGAGGTGCAAAATTTGAGGTGAAACCCGGAAAAGCCATTATGACCAATGGTGCTCCTAGTGAAATTCTGTATCCTTTTAAGTTTGGACAGACAGATGGAAACAATCTTGCAACTTCTAAAGAGTTTGAGAGAATGTTACTTCAAGCTACGGGTACGCTTGACTCAAATGGGATGGTATCTCAAGTCAGTCGTGATGCTGGTCAAGGCGGTATGTCGATGGCGGTGGCTTCTATTATTAAGAAGTACAAACGCACTTTGGTCAACTTTCAAGAAGATTTTTTAATTCCGTTTATCAAAAAAGCGGCCTTCCGCTATATGCAGTTTGACCCCAACAGATACCCTTCTGTTGACATGAACTTCATTCCAACTGCAACCCTTGGAATTATTGCTAGAGAGTACGAACAACAGCAATTTATTGCGTTGTTACAGACCCTCGGTCCAAATACTCCTGTGTTGCCATTGATACTCAAAGGTATTTTGGCTAATTCATCAATGACTAACCGCTATGAGATGATGGCGGCATTGGATGAGATGAGTAAACCTGACCCACAGGCTCAACAGATGCAACAAGCTCAACAACAGTTGGCAATGCAAGCGGCACAGGCTCAAATTGCTGTACAAACTACTCAAGCAGAGCAAAATAGAGCAGAAGCCACTAAATTGATGACTGAAGTTCAGATGATGCCAATGGAAATACAAGCCAAAGCAATGGCAGCAAACACTAAGAACTTGCCCAACCAAGATGACTTGGCTTCCCGTGAGTTTGACAAACGAGTTAAGATTGCAGACTTGATGCTGAAAGAAGCAGACATCAAGAACAAATCTAAAATTGTTGAACTACAAATGGCAGATAAAGTTAATGCTCAATCCAAGGTGAAACAAGATTTCTTGACTAAACTTACCGATGGACTAAAGCAAAATGGCTAACATCAAAGACCTCATTCAAAGCATTGAGGCGGCAGACTCATCCTTTGATGAGAAGTTAGCCGCTATCAATCAGATGGAGGAAACTCTTGTTGCGATGAGAGCACAAGAGGAGCAAGCAGTTCAAGACAATGTAGACCTGATTGTTGAAGCCATCAAAGTGATGGAAAAGAAGGTTTCTGAGCAACTAGAAGTTGCCAAATCCATTGTTCCTGAAAAGGGTGACAAAGGTGACAAGGGCGATAAAGGACTAGATGGTAAAGCAGGTCAAAATGGTCGTGATGGTCGTGACGGCATTAATGGGAAAGATGGAGTAGATGGGTCTGATGGGGTATCTGTAACAGATGCTCACATTGATTTTGATGGTTCACTCGTTATTACCTTGTCCACAGGAAAAGAATTAAATGTGGGTGAGGTTGTTGCCCCTGAGTTGGCTGAAAAGATTAAGTTAGTGACTTCAGGTGGTGCAGGTACTGTACTTCCTGCTCAAACTGGCAATGCTAATAAGTATCTAAAGACTGATGGAACTAATTTATCTTGGTCAACTGTAACTGGTGGTGGTTCAGGAACTGTTACAAGCGTTGCAGCTTCTGTTCCAACGGGTTTGACAGTTAGTGGCTCTCCAATAACTACAAACGGAACTTTGGCTATTGGTTATACGGCTGGTTACGCAATACCTACAACTTCTAGTCAAAGTAATTGGGATACTGCTTACACAGACAGATTAAAGTGGGATGGTGGTGCAACTGGATTGGTTGCGGCAACGGGTCGAACTTCTTTAGGTTTAATTATTGGTACTGATGTACTTGCACCAACAGGTTCAGCCGCATCACTTACATCGTTTCCTACATTAAATCAAAACACAACGGGTTCAGCCGCAACTCTTACAACTGGCAGAACAATAGCAGTTACGGGAGATTTGGCATACACAAGCCCAAGTTTTGATGGCTCGGCAAATGTGACTGCCGCAGGCACATTGGCAACTGTAAACACCAATGTTGGTTCATTTACAAATGCAACTCTTACAGTTAACGGCAAAGGTTTAATAACTGCCGCATCAAGTGGAACAGCACCAGTTACCGATGTAACTGCAACAAGTCCTGTTGCATCCACAGGTGGTGCAACACCAGTTATATCTATGCCTGCCGCTACTACTTCTGTAAGCGGTTACTTAACTTCTACTGACTGGACTACGTTTAATAACAAGGGTAGCGGGACTGTAACATCCGTAGGCGGCACAGGAACAGTTAACGGCATCACGCTCACAGGCACAGTCACATCAAGTGGTAATCTGACTCTTGGCGGTACATTAGCAAACGTCAGCCTTGCAACACAAGTAACAGGAAATTTGCCCGTAACCAACCTTAATAGTGGTACAAGTGCTTCGGCTACAACATTTTGGAGAGGTGATGGCAGTTGGGCAACTCCAGCAGGGTCAGGAACAGTAACAAGCGTAGCGGCAACAGTACCTTCGCTTTTATCTATTAGTGGCTCACCTATAACATCATCAGGAACTCTAGCTATTACATATAGCGGAACTGCTTTGCCAATTTTAAATGGCGGTACAGGTCAAACAACGGCAGGTGCGGCTTTTAACGCTTTGTCTCCAATAACAACAACAGGCGATTTGATTATTGGAAACGGAACTAATAGTGCAACTAGGCTTGCTATTGGTGCAAGCACTTATGTTTTAACATCTAACGGAACTACGGCTACATGGGCGGCGGCAAGTGGTGGGGGTAGTGGATTAACACAACCCGAAGTTTTAAAAAGAGTTAGTTTGCGTCTATGATTATTGATTCAACCCAAACGCTTGAAATTTTGCTTGGTGGCGCAGTTGCTACTAATCAATCACCCGTTACTGTGGATTATGTTGAGTTTTCAGCAACAACAACAACACCTGCATTAAATGCAACAACTACTAATTCAACAACTGTTGTAACAATTCTTTCTGCACCAGCCGCAAGTACACAACGCAAAGTAAACAATATCACGATATACAACGCTGATACCACTACGATTGTGGTAACTGTTCAGTTCAATGTATCGGGTACAAAGTACGAAACAATTAAATCTATCTCTGTTCTTAGGGGACAAACACTTCAATACACAGACCAAAATGGTTGGGGGATTGTTGGAGTATCGGGTGGTATCGCTGATTTAAGAGCAGGATGGGTTCAAGATTTTAATGCTAATGGCACTTGGTATAAGCCCGGAAACTGTCGTTTCTTCCTTGTTGAAGTCTCAGGCGGAGGCGGAGGCGGAGGCGGTGGTCAAGGTGCAGTAAATGGTGCAATTCTTCAAGGCGGAGGAGGAGGTGGTGGAGGTAAACGCACTCGTCAGTTATTCCTTGCTAAAGATTTACCATCTACTGTAACTGTTACTGTTGGCTCACAAACATCTGCCGCTAGTGGTGCTGTTAATGCCGCAGGTAGCAATGGTTCAGTTGGCAACAATTCATCTTTTGGTACTTATTTAATTGGATATGCTGGTGGTGGAGGTGCTGGTGGACAAACTTTAGGGGCAGGTGGTGCAGGCGGAGCAGGTGGAGGAGGTACTTCTGCTGGTTCTTCAGCTACATCGGCAAGTAACGCAATAGGCGGAAGTGCATTTGCGGCATCTACTGGTAATGCGGCTTTTTCTGATAGTCGAGGTGCTGGTTCTAATTCTGGAGGAAATGGATTACCTTCATTTTTGGGCGGTAGTGCAGGTTCAGGTTCATCAACAACAGGTTTGCTTGGTGTTAATTCTTATGGTTCATGGTTTAGTGGCGGTGGTGGTGCATCAGGTGGTGGTGTAACTGCCGCAGGTGCGGCATCTGTTGGTGCTAATGGCGGTACTAATGGCGCATTAGGAGCAATAACAGCAGGTGGTGGTGCAACTGGAG